AGACTCAATATTTGTGATGTCTGTTAGATAAGCCGAATTAGCTGACTCTATTGCTCGCTGATTAGCTGCAGCTTGTTGATTAGCGGTTTGTTTTTTAGCGTTGTGTTCTGAGACAGCTCCTACAATTTTAAAAGCCATCATCGCTTCATTTACACCGCACATTAACTTACCTCCTTTAAAACTAAATAAAATGGTATTTTTGAATAACCATATTCTGGTATTTCTTCTATTATGTTAAAACCTATAAACTTTAACCACCGTAAAGCTTTGGTATTTCTCTTATCAACAAAATTATATAAATATTTATAGCCTTGGCCCATGTGATTAATCCAATACGGGCACTCTTTTATAAATGTTTTTTTGTGATTAAATAATTGTTCACTTGATAACATCCACGCAACTCCAAAATCTTTGTTGTCTGTAGGCGTAGACCCAAACATACACACAACTCCTTCTTCTTTTGTACCAATTCCTGAATATATTTTGGCGTTTTTAAAATTAAAAGGGAGTAATAAAGCTTCTGTTGGTCCCACATTGTCTGAAGCTAGTATTTCTTTTTTATCTGCTTCTCTCATTTTAGGAGCAAGTTCGTGAATATCTTTTAGTGTAGCTTTTCTAACACATTTATATTCTTTTACTACGTCTGTGATAATAGCCTTCCACTTCAGCACTCACCACATACATAGGTAAATGTGAGTTACTGCTAATTATAAAATTAAAATCTGTATTTTTACTAGCCACAGGAACACGTAAAGTTCCTGATGTTAGAGCAGGAGAGTTTATAACACTTCCACTTGTGCCTATAACGTATCCATTCATATATTTAATCGTAGGGTCCCTATTATCAGGTGAAACTGTAACTTGAAAAAATCCTGAGTTTTCAAAGTCAACAGAAATAGTTCTTATTTGGTAACGCCCTGAAGTAATACTTACAAGACCTCGACCGGTATCCTCTCTCACATATTGAGGGGACAAGGTATAACTACTAGAATAAGGGATACCTATTATTAGATTAGGGTGGTTACCTATAACTGTGTAAGTAGAGCCGCTTGTATTTGTTACAATTAAATTTACCCCTGTCGATGAGTTAACTGCTACAATTCCAGTTTTGGCCCCGTAGGGTGAAGTAAAAGTTGTTAAACCTGTTCCTGCACTATAGGTACCTGTAACAGTTTTTTTCAAATCTAAATAAACATTAAAACCTAAATTTGAATCTTTTAAATTTCTTAAATCTAGTTTTACTAATTTTGTATCTGTGTTTTCATTTACTAATAAATATATAGCACTTTCTGAACTCATGCCTCCTAAAATTTCAACACCATCAAATTCCCACCTTGACCAAGATGTTTGGACTTTTTCTCCTCTATCAAAAAAGTATTTATAAATATATATAGTGTTAGAAGCAGTCGGGTTAACAGCCGAGCCTGAACTATAAGGCGCTGTGTTAGAATTGGCTGTATCAGAAACTAAAAATACTAAAGTATCTTCAACAGTATTACTAATAATTTGATAAGGGTTTGCAGGAATTAAACTGGGAACAGAGACTGTTATATCTAAACCGTCATTAGTTAGTGTGTCATCGTCTGCATAATATTCTCTTACGGCTGTATTGTTATTTCTAGGCTGACAAAAATATGCAAACTTTCCTGCACTTACAGGAGTAACTCCGTCATCATGTTCAAAACTAGAAACTTCATTTAAAATAGCAGTAGTAGGGGTTATTGTATCCCCGCCAGAATCTAGTTTATATTGAGCTGTGTCTGAAAATAATAAAAGAGTTTCATTAAATGATACAGAATTTTTTAAAGTATTAACTTGTGTTCCACTAGCAGCTATATCAATAGGGTCTGTATCTAGAACTTGTGTATTTGTTGTTGCAAAGAAATTAAAGAAAGAAGCATTACCTGATAAAATTAAATTTTCACCTGCCAATATTCCTAATCTATTTTTATAAAATGTTAAATTACTAATAGCTGTTCCAATAAAAGAAGGATTTGGATTTGTAGTCTCGTCACCACTTACTCTTATGTTGTAGTCTAATTCTTTAAATGTAAAGGTGCCGTTATTATTGTTAACAAGAGCATGAGGCATTGTAGAATTGGTGACTCCAGTGCTTGTATCAGGCGCTACAGTTTCACTCCAAACACCATCACCAGTAAATTTTACAAAGTAGTTTGAAAGTGTATCACCTTCATCCCCTGTAACTTCTAAAATCATATTTAATTTTGCGTAGTAAGGAAGTTTTGTAAAATCTTGGATAGTATCTCTAATAGCGTACATTGATGTATTACCTTGTCCGTCTGAAGTAGATACACTGTAGTTGGCGTTGCCATCTGTAGGCTTACCATATAAAACTGAGTCATAATTTTCCCATGTAAAATAACTACTAATATCAGTTAGATTAGATAATCCTTGAGTTGTCGACACAGTCGCTCCTGTATCAGTCCTAATAGTTTTAAAACCGATTTGAGATGCTCCACTATTCCAATGAGTAGAAGATGTTCCATTCAAAAGAATATCAATTATTTTAGCTGTATCTTTAAATTCTGTATCTGTGGTTGCATCATTACCTGAAGGCATTTGAAATATAACAGCAAGTTCTCTTGTCATGTTAGGATGATTTATAGTTACTTTATATTCAGAGCCATAATCAGCTTTCTTTGCATAGATTAAAAATTCTTCTACCTTCGCAGCCGTGCTCACGCTGTTAGCAGTTGGTGTAATAGATGTATTAGCTACAAAAGTAAAATCAGCAATGTTAACTAATTTAAAGTGTTTTTTTGGATTACTCGAATTTAAATAACTAGAACCACTTGCAATTGTTACAGTTTTTTCATTACCTGCTAAATCATAAACTTTGATACCTCCATTATAAAAAGCACAAATATATTGATTAGCGTTATCTCTTTGTATTGCATGTATTTTAGAGGTGTTGGGGGTTACTTGGGATGAGTTTACTGTGGCTAGATATTCAATTGGAGGCCTTTTTGATAGACCATCTACAATATTACTTTGTAAATTAAGTTGGTCTTGGCCTTGATTGATGCCACGTTGAGTCGGAGTTTGTTGGGAAATTCCATTAATGAAATTTGGGATAGTCTGAGAAACAACCTTGCCCATGTTAGTACGTCCTTCTAGGAGTTCTGTTAACTATATTATATGTATTGTAGTCACCATCTAAAATATTATGGTCCGCGCTTCTTGTGTCTGCTTGCACAAAGGCTATATAAGCTTCTTGCTCATCTTGTGCTATTAATTGTGTAATTTCTTTATCACCTATGAAACGTGAAGCAAAACGTCTTGCTGCTTTCATTGTAATATAACGTCTTGCAAATTCAGGAAGAGAGTCAAATAATTGAACTAGAACTAAGTCTACTGGAGTTACGGATGTAAATATATCTGTATGTTTTTCCATATCATATAAATAACCATCTCTCATAACTACATTAATATGTCTAAATTGTCGGGAACTATCTGCTTGAACACAGTTAGCGGGTAGGGGTATTTTTGAATCAACATCCAAACTTAAAGTTACATTCTCACTAGTATTAAACTTCCAACCTTGTGATTGGATAGACATACTAGTTTCGTTTAAAATATTTATTGCAGTTGAAACATCGACTGTAGTGTTACCTGCAATACTATTAACAGGAGCTTCACCTATCGTACTCAGCATAATGTTAACAGCTTGTAATTCTGTTGTGGGTGTGATTTGTGTTGTCATAATTTTTTCTATAAAAATGCAAGGGCCCGAAGGCCCTCACATAGAAGTAATAAATATTAAGCTTCCTTAATACCTACTGCAGATTCAGCTCTAAGAACTCCATGTCCCATAGCATATTTTGCCACAAGTAGGGTGCCTTGGCGCCTAATATCATATTCGCTCTCAACAGCGAGGTCCATAAGCTTAACGGTACCTGCGGCTGATGGGTGACTGATAAGTGCCACGAAATTCGACAAGTCAACAGCTTGAGGGTTTGAACCACCCGCAGTTGCTGAACCTTGGTCTACACCTGAGTTGATATTTCCAGTTACAAAGTGGGGGACTGGTACTAATTCAATACCTGCCACACTAAATACTTTACCACTTGCAACACCACCGTTATTGCCGCCTGAGAAGTCGACATTTACAGCGTTAGTAGCGTTAGCTAGCTTGTAATATTCCTCTAATCTCATAAAGCATTTTCTGCCTTCTTTAGGTACATAGTTTGCATCTAAAGCAGAAGCTGCATCAAAGATTGAATCAATCATACCGTTAGCTGCTGTTGCGTCAGTAGCAGAAGCAATTGCAGCATTAGTTAATACTGTTCCTGCTCCATAACCTGAGTCACCTACGTTTGCAGATGCTAGGGCTGCTTGACCAATAGTTTGTAAGATGTGCTTATCTTTTTGAAAAGCAAGAGCTCTACCAATTTCAGTAGAATATGCTCCTCTTACATCCCAGTGGTTTTTAGCTTCCTCAATATTTGATAGAAATACTGAGCTTAATAGTAGGTCATTAATTGTAATAACCTTTTCACTGTGGTTAACGTCTGAGCCTGTGATTTCCGCTCCTGCTGTATGATAGGCAGCTCCTACTCTTCCCATTACTGGAAAGGTAGCTGATTTACCATTAGCGATAGAACGAGTTGTATCAGCACCATTTGTTACTGTAGCTCTTTCAAACGAGGTAAGAACCTCACCCGAAAAAATTTTCAGAAATAATGCGTCTTCACTACCAGAGGCGTTGACTCTTCCCACAGATACGGGACTTGCGTTTGCCATCGTTTTTTCTCCTTATGTTATTGTTAGTAGTAATAAACGCTTCGCATGTTTATACAGTTTATCAGGATTGTCCTCCGCAGAGGGTCAAGTAATCACATATTTCTATGCTAGGCGATAGCCACCTAAAAAGGTAGCACTATCATTTTATTATTTTTCTTTTTATTTTTTGTCGAGCCCAGTTCCAATCTTCTTTGGGATACTCGGCTCGAATATATATTTCTATACTTTGAGATAGGCTAATACTGCTTAGACCTCTTAATGTCTTGAGTATTAACTTAGTCACTATTTTTTAGGAAAACCCTTTTTCATATTACTATAAGATTTTTTACTTATAGTTGATTTTGCTTTGGGGCGGGACGTTCCCGCACGTTTTCGTTTGTTAATGTTCCCATAAAGAGAATTTTTTACCATGTTTCCCCCATTTATATATTACTGACTGCTAGTTTGTCTTTGACCATAGCTTGATAAGCAGGGTCTTTGGCGTACTTAGGGTCTGCCATAGCTTCTGTTACTTGAGCCCACGATTGATAACCTTGCGCACCAGTTGTAGCAGCTTTCCCTTTAACCAAATTTGGTTCAGTACCATTAGCACTATCATACCTAGCCTTAAGACCAGTTACCGCTAATTTTATACTTTCAATATCATTTGAATTTACAACTTTATTATAAGCCTGCTTTTCAGGTTCAGATAAATTTTCACTAGCCCATTGAGATATATTATTATAAGACTCATCGCCCCCAACAATACCTTTAATATCATTAGATTGGGCTGTTCTTAATGCCTCTTGGCCTTTTATAAATTGGTCCACATAGTCTTTAGGTATGCCTGCTTTTTGCAAAGCTTCATAACTAGTATCTTTTAATTGTCCATTTTCACTATACTCGCTTTGTAATACAGACATATCAAGACCCGCATCAGAGACTGCTTTTTCAGCTATTTCTAATGTGTCTTCTGATTTACTTTCTTGAGTAGTTGTTTCTTGTTCTTTATCTGCTGTTGGTTGACCTAATTTATTTTCAAGTTCACCGTAGGCTTTTGCCATATCTTCGGGTGAGCCAAATTTTTCAGGCAACCATTCAGGTCTTTCTTGTTTTTCTTCAGTTGGTTTTTCAGACGTAGTTTCTGCTTCTTTAATTTCTACTTGTTCTACCATTTTATCCTTCTTGTTTACTTAAATTATTGGCGACTGGCGGAACAGCGCTTTGAGCCATCTGCATCATTTGTTGTTCTTGCATAGCTTGCTGTTCAGCTTGTTGCTCTTGTGCTAGTTGTTCTTCGGATTTAATCAATCCTTCAGTATCTATCCCTAGACCAGTAGCAATTCTTTTAATTAAATCATTTGGATTTAATGCTTTAACTACTGCGGGATTTATTTGAGCCAACGCACCTATCTCGGCTACAAATTCTCTTAATTTTTGTAAATCATTTCCTCTACCTAAAGCTTCAATACCTGTAATAATTGTAGGCTTTACAGAATTTTTAGGTAATGGTGGTATCTCTTTTGCTTGAGCCATTCTCTTCATTAATAAAGATACAAGAGGTAATTGAAATTCTTGTGATAATAATGAATAAATACCACCCATAGCAGTTTCTAATTGTTCTGCCATATATCTAATTTCTTGTGCTGTTACTCTTTCAGCATCTCTTTGTATAGCTGTATGTAATAAGAAAGCATAAGACAGTCTTTCTTCTAGCTTATTAATACTTCTTTCAACAACTTGTAAATCATAATGCTTTTCAGCTTGTAATACTGTTATGTCATCTTTTGTTCCAGTAATAATATCACCATTGCGTGTCTCAGCTAAATCTCGTTTTCTTGTGACAGCATTTGGTCGTACCATAAATACAACTTTGGAAGACGCTGCAGCACTTTCGACTAAAGCTTGTGATAAACCTTCTAATGATTTTAAATCACCAAGCATTTCTTCCACATAACTTCTTCCATAATCTTCAAAATCTAATCTAACCATTCTTAATGCTTGATAAGGCATTTGGTCTAAAGGATACGTGCCTGTTGATGTGGGTATTTTTATGCCGTAAACTTCTTGGCATACATA